GGCTTCTTACGCCGCTGACCGATACAAGGGATTAACGGTAGCTTAACAACGTAGGAGATTTTATGCCGTGGATTGAAAACATACCTTTAGAAAATGTAGCAACAGGGCAACATCACAATTGCGGTGTCAACAGTATGCTGATTCAGATATCAGACCATGACATGGCATTCCCTACACCCAGGCATGACTTTAAAGAAGTACATCAGTTTACATTTTTAGACATTGAAGAAGATGGCATGACCAATACTGGCGATGGTCGTTCAATTGACTTGAGCGAGTTTGCTATCACAGACGAGCAGGCCGCCAAGCTGGTGCAGTTGTTGCAACATGCATGGGAACATCGTATGAACGTGGTAGTTCACTGTCACGCAGGAATTTGCAGATCAGGTGCGGTATGTGAAGTTGGTGTTATGATGGGCTTTAATGACTGTGAACGTTTCCGAGCCCCCAACCTATTGGTCAAACATAAAATGATGCGGGTGTTAGGTTGGACATACGACAGTGAAGAACAGTCCTACGAAGTCAACGGCTCTGTTAATGAGTGGGGTTTCATCAGTATAAAATACCCATAAACTGTTGTAAAAATACAACACAGTTACCCTGCACATTGACAGGGTATTTGTTTGAATGTATAATACACATATAATGAAAATCATGCCTAAATGTTATCAATTAATTGGAGTGCCCGGTTCTGGTAAAAGTACCTGGGTAGCCAGCCAAGATTGGGCAGTTAACTGTCACAATATTTCAACTGACCACTGGGTTGAAGAGGAAGCCAAACGAGTAGGTAAAACCTACAGTGAAATCTTTACTGACTATATGCCTCGAGCAGTTGAACTGATGGCAGCTAACGTTGTCGCGGCAAGGGAAATGGGAAATGATATTATCTGGGATCAAACCAGCACCACTATTGCAAGTCGAGCCAAGAAGTTCCGTATGCTTCCAGACTATGAGCATATTGCTGTGGTATTTTGTACGCCCGATGAAGAAGAACATCAACGCAGATTAAAAACACGCCCGGGTAAAGAGATTCCAGAGGCAGTATTATTTGATATGATTTGGAATTTTGAAATGCCTACCGAAGAGGAAGGCTTCCGAGAAATTTGGTATGCAAGTTAAGTTGAAAGTGTGAGATAAAATGCAAATATCAAGAGCAGAACAAAGTGCTATAAAGTACAATCAAGACCAGTATCGAATGGATCAGGCTCGTATGGAAAAACAACAAACTGAGGATTACAGTAAAAAGATTGAACAACGAAGACTTGACCAAATCATTGCAGAACGAGTAAGTAGAAATCTTCGTTTGGATTTGGACAAGGGTAGAAACATAGACATTGAATGTTAGGAAATTAATATGCCAGCAGTATTTTTAACAAGCGATACGCACTTTGGTCACATTGGTGTGTGTCGTTTCACCGGCGATGATGGTGAAAAAATTCGACCTTGGACAGATCCTGACGAGATGGATGAAGAAATGATCCGTCGGTGGAACGACCGTGTCAAGCCCACTGACAAAGTTTACCACTTAGGTGACGTTGTTATTAATCGTAAAGCGTTGAAGACATTGGCCAGGTTAAACGGAGACAAGGTGTTGATCCGCGGCAACCACGACATCTTCCGCGATGACGAGTATCGTGAATACTTTAGAGAGTTGCGAGCATACCATGTGATGAACGGCATGATCTTGAGTCACATACCAATACATCCTGAGTCATTGGGACGATTTGGTGTTAACATTCACGGGCATACTCATCAAAGACGGGTAATGTATAGAGATCTTTTCAGTGATGAGTTATTGATAGACACTCGATATCATTGTGTATGTGTGGAACAAACTGACTTTGCTCCCATTTTGTTTGAAGATGTTATCAAACGCATCGAAGCAGAAGGCGGCTCAATAGGTTTCAGGAGTGGCAACGGACCCACAATGTAATCACCGATTAGTTAGTGTGATCCAAGTACCAGCGATATAATGGGGTGTAAAAATCAAGATTGACTTGTCCATTACACCCCATGTATCCGTAAAATTTATGTTGATTAATTTGTGAAGAGCCATTACAATCATGCAAATAAGATTGGAATCCTTGACAAAATATTTCTGTAACATCAACACCGTTGAAAATTATTTTTTCAACTTGTATATGAGAATCTTGAATTATATTATAGTGATTGTCAATCGTTGTATGCTTGTCTTGTTTCCCAGACATTTGAATTGCAACTGTTTGGTCCTGTCGGATATTGGTGTCACCAACGTCAAAGGTAACTTGGTGCAACGTATCATCACATTCAAATTGGCCAACTACTTTGTTTTGATGTAGTATTTGAACCTTGATTTCTGGCGCAGACCCAACAGTAGTAAAGTACAGTGAAAATTGCATATCCAATATTTAACTGTTAAATATCCAATGTTTAATTATTCCTCAGAAAATTTTTTTGTAATTCAACCTATTAATGCTGGCGGTGGGCTTTTATCGTTTTTATTAAGTCTGGATGATCGCACGGCATCAGTTGGATTTAAAAATATGTCTAGTGAAGAAAAGTTAGTTCAGTGGGACACCCATCTTGCAACTTCACCAGTAAACACTCATCTTATTAAGTTTTACAACGTCAATAGCGAGAATCATTTGAGCAATATTGAATCTGCTGATTTTTGCGATCGCTATGTACACAAATGTCATTTTTATGAGTTGGATTACCTAAATGATCAAAAGCAACATAGTTTGCTATCCAATATTACTGGGAGCAAACGGTCTATTGGAATCTACTTGACTGATAATTGCGTTGATATTATTCATCAGTTGCGCCCACGCACACCAACTGTTGACTTTTATCAAAAGTGGGTGTACAGCAATCAAGCAAGACTGCTGAAGGAATTCTACAATATTAACTCAATACATACTTTTCCTTTTACAGACATGCTGGATGTGGATGTTTTGATTGATCACTTGAAGTACTGTCAAGACCGGTTGGATTTGTCCATAAGTGTTGACAAATCTAGAGAAGTTGTGCTACAATGGTATCAGTTGCTTAATTACAAACCTAGATAATTTACCTAGAGCACTAATTTTTCAATCGTTGTATAAATACAACACTAGAATTTTCTATGGTTGACAACTATAGGTAAATATACTACAATAAGATTTATAATGAAACACACGAACTATTCAGCAATGCAAAACCCCGAGATGACACAGTCATGTGGCTGGTCACGCTCTTTTGCAGATAAGAATAGTATTACAGAACACACAGAGTCCCGAGAAGGATGGAATGGTTAACAAACCATAACATAACAAACTTTAAAAGGACCCTGGAACTAAACACTCCAGGGTTTTTTGTTTTTACAAAGGAAAAAATGACAAAGATAGATTACAAAAAATTAAACAAACAAATTGTTGAACCAGTTTATGAAACTGCTTTTGGGGAGATGACCAAAGAACAGCTTCAAAAACTTATTCAAGATAAGTTTGAACGTGCTAGAAAACATCACGAAGCGTTGGCCAAATCGCCGACGTTTAGTGTAAATTAGCCAAAGTGTTGTAGGAAACGAGATCCTAGCCCGCACTCTAAACATGGGCAAATGGGCGGCGACTAGGATGGAATCCCTTTTGTGGGACTAAAAATTAGTTCGTATCGAAGCATTCTCAGGCTGTAAGGCAAGTGGGTTCATCCATGAAGAGTGCTTCGATACACACATTTCTAAGAGTGTGTTAACGGAAGGTAATGCAGTGGGGATGGTCCCGCGACTGGCCTTGAAAACCAGGTTCTCTGATAAAGGGATGGAGTTCGACTCTTCTGCCTTCCGCCAAATTTTGTATCCATAGTGTAATGGCAGCATCGCGGTCTCCAAAACCGTCAGTCTAGGTTCGAGTCCTAGTGGGTACGCCAAGTTTTTGTTCGGGTATAGTGTAATGGTAACACTACAGACTTTGACTCTGTCATTCTAGGTTCGAGCCCTAGTACCCGTGCCAGTTTTTTGCCTCGTAGCTCAGAGGAAGAGCAATCGCTTGATAAGCGATAGGTCGACATCTCGGAATTGTCCGAGGCAACCAAGAAACCCGGTTACACTTTGACGTCTAAAGTGGGTGGGGCAGTCACCATAGAGAGTGCTAGGTATGTAGTGCTATGACCATCCGTACTCTGTGAAGGAGTGGCGGGAACGCATTAGGTGAGGTTTAACA